CAAAACCGGGACATGTGAAGTTTAATGCCTACTTACGTATTTAACTGTGTTGACCATGGAAACTTTGATGATTTGTTAAGTTGGGATGAATATAAAGCCAATGACCAAAAGCTGGAGTGTCCTGAGTGTGGAGTTAAATGTGAGCGTGAGTGGGAAGGGCAAGTCCCTGACCGTGTGGGCGTAAAGAAATATACCGACGACCTCGCTTCCGTAAATGCTAAAGGTAAGGAAGGGTACGATGCGTTAATTAATGATACTAAAGAAGCCTTGAAGTTTGAGAAAGGTGCCTCCCCTTATAATAAGTACAATATTCCATGGGATACGCTGGAGAAACAAGGTAAGGTTAGGAAAATCTCTCAGGACCAGTCTAAACAAAAGTTGGAAAATGCAAAAAAGACGGGGGACCAAGTGACCTCTATGATGACAAAACAGGACGTCGACCTTACTATTAAAAAGGATAGACTCGACGGTTAATATTAAACTTATCGCCCTCCTACCTTCCTGGGCTGAGTTGGAAGAAATAGATGAAAACATGGTCAATGTTACTTCGAATCCGACTATAAAAGAGGGAGCCAATTATGGCTAAACAAGAAATAACGAATGACGTATGATTTTTCAGAAAATATCCAAAGGGGTATCCTTTACTTAGCTAAATCCGATAAGGATTTTTTAGTGGAAACTTCTCCATTAATTAAAGCTGATTATTTTGAATTTCCCCAACATCAAAAATTCTGGAGCGTAATAACTGACCATTACGAAACATATAAATCTTTGCCGTCTGACGACGCAATCCTTCAAGAAGTTAAAAAGCTTAAATCAGATAGTGAGCTCTTATCAGACTACCGAGAGGAACTAACCGCACTGAATGAAGTAAACCTTAAATCCATTGATAACCGAGAGTATTACTTGGATTCAGTAGAAGAGTTTGCAAAAGACAACGCTATTAAAGGGGCTATTCTAGACTCTTTGGATTTACTAAAAACACGAAAGTACTCCGAAATTCAGGAGAAAGTTCGTGACGCAATTACCGTAGGACGTCAAGTTGATTTAGGTACAGACTACTTCTCTGATATTGATAGTAGGTGGGCCAGAGCAGAGGATGAGGACCTTGTCCCGGCACACGCAACCCCTTTCGATACTTTAAATGCTTCCTTGGAGGGAGGCCTGTGTAGTAAAGAATTAGCTATGGTTGTAGCCCCTCCCGGAGTTGGAAAATCTCTTTTTCTGGCAAACCAAGCCGTAGATAGTGTTTTGGACGGCAAGAACGTATTGTACGTTTCCTTAGAAATGTCTGAAGATAGAGTATCCCAACGTATGGACAGCATCTTTACCCGCATTCGCCAAAGTGACCTTAAAACTAGCGTTGATAAAATCAAGGAACGTATGGATAAACTTGCGTCTCTTACGGAGATGGGGTGCTTAAAGATTAAAGAGTTTCCTACTAAAAGAGCAACGGTTAATAATCTTAGAGCTTATATCAACCAAATGTACAGCTATCACGACATAAAGTTCGATATGGTTATAATAGATTACTTAGAATTGCTGGCAACTGATGGCACCATGCCAGAATACCAAGCGCAAGAAAGAATAGCTCAAGAGTTACGCGGGTTAGCCATTGAAAATGAATGTTTAGTTTGGACCGCTACACAGACGAACCGAGAAGGACGGAAAGTTAACATTATTACAGACGCTGAATTGGCAGACTCCTATGGAAAGACTAGAGTATGTGATTTAGTATTTTCAATCAATCAAAACGAGCAGGAATTTGATGAAGGAAAAGCTAGAGTTTACGTAATTAAATCTCGTAACGGCCGAGCTAGGTTTATGTTTAATGTAGGGATAGATTATAATACTCTTGTAGTTCAAGAGCAAGCAGGATAATTACACGATGAAAAAAATAACAAAAGCGCAATTAGTACACCCTATGGTTTTAGATTTAGGGTTTAAACAGTTTGAGATAAAGCAAGTATCCCTGAAAAAAGATAACCTGTATGGGTGCGTAGAGTTCCCTAAAGCTTTAATTTCAGTAGACCCTGACCAAAGCCTTCCGGATTACAAAGGGACTCTACTCCATGAAATTTTACATGTTGGATGGGATTTATTCGGCCTAGGAGATGATGAAGAAATGCCGACCATGGGAAATGAATACCTAACAACAACATCTTCTAACATATTACAGTTGTTAGCAGGATTAAACCCAGAACTATTTGAATACATATTTACAGATGAATAAAGACATAACCGATATTTACGACTCCCTCGAAGATACCTACTTAGATTTAGCCAAGACATATCTAAGCGTACGAGAGGATACCCTTACTGAATCCCTATTAAAACACCCTTCTGTGTTTGCGTTTTTCGGAGCTGTGCAATCTTATGCTAAGCAAAGAAAAGAGCAATTAGAGATGAGTTTAGAGATTGGAGAAGCAAAACATATGGAGTTACGCCGGGCTGAATTGTTTAGCCAAGGAACGAAAGCGACCCAAGGCGCTCTTAACGCTTACGTTGTTACAGTTCCTGAGTTAATGGAAATAAAAACAAAACTGAAAGAGGCTGAGTATCGATATGCTCTTTCGCGTAATGTTGTATCTTCTTTGGACCATCAGAAAGATATGCTAATTCAATTATCTGCAAATAAACGCGCTGAAGTTAGACTTCACGAACTATAATAAACTATCAAGGGAGCTATGCTCCTTAACTACTAACAACTAATAAAACATGGTCAATCTAGACGAGCTAAGAAAAAAATACGAAGAAGTTACTAGCCCTCCGGGACAAGGTAACAACACCGCTTTCCTTAAGAAATTTTTAATCACCAAGGAGGGCACCTCTGTAGTGCGTATTCTTCCTTGGAAGGATGAAGATAAGGAATTTTACGCAGAAACTGCAATTCACCGAATTGAACGTGATGGTCAATTTAAGAACTATCACTGTCCTCGCACTAAGGGCGATTCTTGTCCTATCTGCGATGTATACTTTGGTCTGTGGAAGACTGAGAACGAAGCTAATCACAACCTAGCTAGAAAAATTAAGGCTCGTAAAAGGTTCTACTTGAACGCTGTTGACCGAGACTCTAGTGAAGTTAAGATTCTCTCTATGGGGCAAAAGCTATTTGGTAAAATTCTTGATTGTTTCTTCGATGAAGATTATGGTGATTTGACCGACGTAAAAGCAGGGTGGGATTTTAAAGTTATTAAAGATATGACCGGACCTTTTCCAAACTACGATAAGTCTCTACCTAAGCCACAGCAAACACCTGCAGGTACGGACGCAGAAGTTGCTACTTGGATGGATGAACTTCACGACATCCATAACTTGGTTAAAATTCAAGAGTATAACGAGTTAAAGCAAGTTGCTTTAGAAATTGAATCCGTATCTAAAGGTATTACTATGGCGAGTGATGACTCCTCATCTGATACTAACAGTACCGATGATGATTACCTTTCGCATTTGAAGAATTTAAAAACAGACTAAATGTCGGATAAGTATAATATTAGCACTTATAATAATAGAAAGCTAAGAATTCTAGCGTGCCCTGCTAATCAAGGAGGGTGCGCTTATTATCGTATTATCATGCCTATGCAAAAGCTGGCGGAGAAGTACGGAGACAAAGTCGAGGTTAGAATGGTGGACAACCCTTTAGGTATAACCATTACTAACGACGAACATGGAAAAGCTATAAAGCACGAACATAACCCAGACTTTGAGTTTGAGGATATGAAATGGGCAGACGTAGTATTTTTTCATAATATTCATCAGTACGGCCCCCAATATACTATGAGTATATTAAAGAAAGCGATTGAGTTAGGGAAATTTACCCACTACGATACTGATGATTTACTGACCGACTTATATGATGGTCATAGGCTGATGGGGATGTATAAGGAGCAGAAATTGGACGAACTTACCAAATCTTTATATTACAACTCAGACTTGGTAACCGTAACCCAAAGCAAGTTTGCAGAAAGAATCCAACCTTATACAAGAAAGGCTTTAGCGGTAATTAGAAATGCTATCGACTTTGAACTTCCTGCTTGGAATTTACCGTGGAAGCCTCCTCAAAGAAAGAAGCAGACGAGAATTGGCTGGGTAGGAGGGATTCACCATGAGGAAGATGTTAAAGAGTTTAAAGGGTCCATGCTACGAGTTAACGCTAAAGTAGGAAAAGAAAACCTAGAATGGCATTTTTTCGGACGCCCCCCTTTAAGCTACACCCCAGAAGGTAAACCTGACCGAGATTGGCAGCAAGATGTTTGGGACCAATATGAAAAAAGTTTAGCCTTTGGAGCAAAAAGAGATAGAAACACTTTCTTCCACACAGCTATGGGGTGTGATACTTATGGCGCGATGTACACACAGATGGATGTTGCGATTGCACCTCTACAAATGAACAATTTTAACGATTCGAAATCAGAAATTAAACTAATTGAATGTGGAAGGTATGGCATTCCTCTTATTGCCTCTGACGTAGGATGCTACTCTGATGTAATTAAAGACTGGGTACACGGGTATTTAGTCGACCCGAAGAATGACCCTGCACAATGGACAAAGGTGTTAACACGCGTATGTAAAGATAAGCAGCTTCGCAAAGAGATGGGTCAAAACCTTAAACAGGTAGTAGATGAATATTACGATATTAATAAGTCTGTAGGTATGAGATACGATTTATATATGGAAATGATTAAGTTGAAAGAGGACGCCCTGTCAAAAGCCCTTACAGTAGAGGAAGCTAAAGATGCAGAAGTTACATCCGGGAAGTGACCGTCTAGGTACTCAAGCCCGCATTCACAGGAACCGCCACGGTCAGGTCATTACGAAAGTATACTGGGAGCATCAACGCAAATGGTATTACAGGGAACTGTATTGGATGTTGAAACTCCAAGAATGTCGTTATACTCCTAAAGTTCTATCTTATGATGAGGCGACTTATACTATCACTATGGAGTATGTTGGCCCTGATTTGTACGATTTGGAGGACCCTGGGAAGGAAATACCTGAAGATTGGCAAGTTCAAATTGACCGTATTTATGAAGCCTTACGGGCGGCTGGGTGTTCTCATAATGATATTACTCCTGATAATCTGACGGTCTACAAAGAGCAGTTATATTTGATTGATTTTTCTTTAGCAACGGCAATTAATGAAAATCCGGAGCAAGTATTTGGAAAAAGGACTCTCAATTATTTAGGAGAATTCCACAAACCCCACACCGGAATCTTTGATGATAGATATTCATTAAAGGACAGTATTCATTACGTTTTAAAAGGAGGCAGGTGGGCACCTATCTCTAAGGTTACGGGGAAGCCTTACATTGAAGTAAATACTCTTGTAGTTTGGGGGGAAGATTCAAAAGGTATAGTAGAGGAGGTTAAAACACGTATATCTAAAACTCACTCTGTGCTAGGAGTACACCCTTTCAAGTGGAGTGAAGAGAATAAAGTATCTAACCTTTCTCGTTTTTATGGCACTTTCTTAGGGAAAGGGAGCGACAAATACAAGCTGTCTGAGTTAGACCGAACTGGTGAACTTACTCTTATAGTTTATACCGTAAATGACCC